GGTCGTCTGAAAATTTTCAGACGACAGTGTGGGGTGGTGTTAGTTTTGTCATAGATATATAACGAGAAAAAAAGGCGGAAATTATTGAAAAACTAAGGAAATTTAAAAAAGTGGGGGAAATTTTAGAATTGCGAAAAAAGCGCGAAATCTGACAGTTTTTTGTCGGTTTCGCGCTTTTTTTGTCATGGGAATTATCGGGAAGTTGTTTATTTTGATATGCCGCAGCTCCAGAGGTATTTGCCGAGGATTTGGAAGTCGGCGGGGGTGGAGGCGGACAGGGTCAGTTGGGTTGTCGGGTAGATGGATTTATTTGGGTTGTCGCTGATGATGTTGAGTGTATCGGCGGTCAGGCGTTGCAGGCGTTTGACTCGGAGTTCGTCTTGTTGCCGGAACAGGTAGATTCCTTCACGGGTGTAGCGCGTGGCGGTTTGCCATAGGACGGTGCCTTGGTCGATTAGGGTTGGGAACATGCTGTCCCCGTCGATACGGGTACAGAAGCAGTCTGCCGGCGAGAGTTGCAGGTGTTTGAAGAAGGCGGTTCGGAACCACATGGCTTCGGGGTCGGTATCCCACGGTATTGCGCCGCTGCCGGCGCTGGCGAAGACTTCTTTGTAATAGCGGACGGGTACGATGTCGCGCGTATCCTGACGCGCCGCCCAGTCGGCGTAATCTATATTTTCGAGATGCGGCACATCGGGCTGAGTGTTGCGGACTTCAAGCGGCGTGTCTGTTTCCGCGCCATCTATCAAATGGAGCAAGCCTTTTTGTTCCAATTCATCAATAACGTAAGTAGGAAGCGGGTAGATTCTTTTAACACCTTTCTTCCCACCTTGTGAAGGTGCTTCTTCATATTCCCAGTGCTCTCTTTCTGCCCTGTATTGAATGGCGCGTGTTGTATTCGGCAGGCTTATTAGGTTCAACTGGGTAATCAAATTCTGAATTTCAGAGATGCTGAATTTTGGCTCTTTCATTTCCATGCTCCAATCAAAAACATGGAAAAAATCTTAGAAATTATTTTCATATTTAAAACAATCACTTGTAAAAAAAGCATGGAAAATCATGGAAATTTTAGTTGCGAAATAATTTCCAAGTTATATAATTTTAAAAACAGCGAAACGGCGACTTTAAAACAGTATAACCGATTTTGCAGCGTTCTTTAACAATTTGGAAATAGCCAAAAAAATGACGGGTATTCGACCCGTCAGGAAGGAGACTGTTTAACAGGTCGTCTGAAACGGTTCGGGCGACCGATTAAACGGTTTTGGTTGAATTTTGTGGGCGAAGCCCACGCTACATACATATATTAAGGAGTGATTATGACCCGATATGATGAAATTACGGCAGAAAACGAAGCTTTGGATCTGATGGTGTTGCGCGCCGAACATCTGGCTACCGATCTAATGACGTACGACCGGAAAATGCGGGAGTTCAAAATGGAGTTGGAAGCAACTATGCGGATGATGGGTTTGGTTAAAGATTAAGGAGGCTCGTCTGAAGGATTTCAGACGACCTATATAGGAAAGGAAATAAAAAGAGATGAACGGTATGCATCCTGAAATGATACGGGCGGAAATCAAAATGAAGGGACTGTCGCTTGCCGATGTGGCTGCGATGGCAGGTATAGGCGAAAGCACAGTACGTCAGGCTTTGAGAAAGCCGTCGACTGCCGGCGAGATGGCGATTGCGAAAGTGTTGGGCAAGCCCTTGTATGAGTTGTGGCCTGAACGGTGGACGAAAGACGGGCGGCGCATCCGCCCCCGTTATGCTTATTTATATAAAGAGGCGGCAGCATGAAAACGCATTACTCGATTTCCGAGTTATTGAAAATGAACTTGGAAAAATTTCCTAAGACAAACAGAGCAATCTTATATAAGGTTGAACGAGAGAAGTGGTCTTTTATTGAAGTCTCTTGTCAGGGCGGGAAAAACGGCAAACGCCGCGAATATGCACCACCCCCCGAGGTATTGAAACTGATTCAGGCGAAGAAGCTGAACGAGGTTTTGGGCGGTTTGTCAGATTTGCCCGCCCCCCTGTCTTCTTCTGAAGAAAAAGGCGGCGAGGCGGCGGGGCTGCCCTCTCCCGATGTGCGAGGGGGAGAGTTGGCCATCGGCGTTACGGACGGCTCGACGGAGCAACAACGGCTGTGTGAATCGGCCCGGCGCGGGGTTTTGTCGGCGGTCGAGCGGGTCATGGCGGAATCGGGCGTATCGAAGGAGGCGGCGATGACGACTGTTTTGACGCAGGCGAAGATGCCGGGCTTCGAGCATATTGCGAAGCTGTTTTCTTTGGCTGCCGACGGGCGCGGCGGCGGCGGGAAGCTGCCGAGCGTACGGACAATCAAGCGGTGGTTTGCGGCGCGGGAATCGAACAGCCTTGCGCCGAAATCCAGAACCGAGGATATGAACGTCCCGTCTTGGCTGCCTGTGTTTTTGGAATGCTACCGGCTGCCGATGAAGCCTTCTGTTTCCGAAGCTTACCGCTTGTTTGTGAACAGGCTGGAGGGGCTGCACTCTCCTTTGGGAAAAGAGGCGGATGTGCCGAGTATCCATCAGGTGCGCCGGTGGTTGGGCAAGCTTGGCAATGTGGAGCGTGAACGCGGACGCCGCGGCGCGCGGGATTTGAAAAATATCCTGCCGCACAAACGGCGCGATTTCCTGCACTTGAAACCTGCCGCCATCTACACCGCCGACGGTCATACGTTTGATGCGGAGGTGTTGAATCCGTTGTCTGGGTTGCCGTTCAGACCTGAAATTACGACGGTTTTGGATGTGGGGACACGGCGTTGTATGGGCTGGAGCGTGGGGCTGGCGGAAAGCCGGTTTACCGTGCTTGAGGCTTTAAGCCACGCGAGCCGCGCGGCCATCGGTGCGCTTTGGTATGTGGACTGGGGTCGTGGCTTTGAAAACTTGATGATGACGGATGAGGCAACGGGTCTGATGGGCAGGCTGGGCATGACGATGACGCATTCGCGGGCTTATAACTCGCAAGCGAAGGGCGCGTCGGAACGCAGCCATAATATTTTCACGCGGGCGGCGGCGAACCTGCCGTCTTTTGTGGGAAAAAATATGGACGACGAGGCGCGGCAGAAGCTGTTTAAGCTGTCGCGTAAGGAAGTCCGCCTGCACGGGAAGATTTTGAATTCGCCGATTCCGACTTGGGATGAGTTTAAGGGCTATATCGAACGGGTGGTGGACGAATATAACGACCGACCGCACCGTTCGCTGCCTAAGTTTACCGACCGTGAAGGCAAACGCCGGCATATGTCGCCTAATGAGTTTTGGGCTTTGAAGGTGGCGGAGTTTGGCGAACCGCCGAGGGTGTCGCCGGAGGAGGAAGGGTATTTGTTCCGACCGCAGGTGATGCGCACGGTACGGCGCGGGGAGGTGTCGCTGTTCAGCAATACCTATTATTCCGCCGAACTGATGGAGTTCAACGGCGAAACGGTCCGGGTGGGCTACGACGTGCAGGACGCGCTTTGGGTTTGGATCTACGACGATGTCGGCCGCCTTATCTGCAAGGCGGAATGGCATGGCAACTCGACGGATTATATGCCTGTCAGCGTCTTGGAGCGTGCGGAAGACAAACGCAACGACGAGCGTCTGAAACGCAACGAGCTTCAACAGCAAAACATCCTGAAAGAACGCCGCGTACCGACCATCGAACATCAGGACTCGGTCAATATCGGGGGGATGGTGCTGGATATGGGTCAAATCAAGGCTAAGGCTGCCGCATTGGCAGCACGCCGAAACCGTGCGGATGATTTAATGGTCGAGGCTGTGGCAGTGAAAACGGTGGAAATACCGTCTGAAACGGAAGCTGCCGCGGGCTGGTCGGTACCGTCCGAAGCATCGGAGCGGTTTGCGCTGTATCAGCGTCTTTGCGGTCAGACGGATTTGCCGCCGCAGGCGCAAAGATGGCTGGAGCGGTATCCGCAAAGCAATGAGTATAAGGCGTTGTCCAAACGGGCGATGCTGGCTTGATTTCAGACGACCTTTCGGGGTTTTAAACAAGGTTTATTCACTATTTTAAAAGGATTTTAAAAATGAAAATTGCAAATATCAACAATCTGTCTTTGGTCTCTGTTGCGATGGAGCGTTTGGTTAACCGTCAGGACGGTTTGCCGGGCTTGGGTGTGTTGTACGGCCCTTCGGGTTTCGGTAAAACGACGGCGACGGTGGCGGTGGCAAATGAGACACGCGCTTACTATGTCCAGCTGCGCAGCGCATGGAGCAAAAAGACGCTGTTGGAAAAAATCTGCTTTGAAATGGGTTTGCCGCCTGCCCGGACGGCGGCGGGTTGTTTGGATGTGATCTGCGAACAGTTGGCCGCCAGCCAACGTCCGTTGATTTTGGACGAGGCGGACTATTTGGTTACGCATAAGGGATTGGTCGAGCTGGTGCGCGATATCTACGAGGGCAGCCAAGCCCCGCTGATGTTGGTGGGCGAGGAGATGTTGCCGACCAAACTTAAGAAATTCGAGCGTTTCCACGGCCGCGTGCTGGCTTGGGTACCTGCGCAACCTGTCGATTTGGCAGACGCGGAAGAGTTGGCGAAGGTTTACGCACCTGATTTAACGTTTGAAAAAGATGCGTTGGCTTATTTGGTGGATTTGGCGCACGGCTCGGTACGCCGCGTAACGGTCAATCTGGTCAATCTGTTGGAGCTTGCCAACCAGCAAGGCTTGGATACGGTAACGCGCGAGGTTTGTGCGAAAGCCGACCTGTACAAGGGCGAAGCACCTAAACGCGGGGTCAAATTATGAGCGTGACGACATTGACGAAGCCCCGCAACCGCCGACAAGAGATTTGGAACTGTCTGCGGGGCAATAAGGACAGGTTCCTGACGCTCTCTGAAATCGCCGAAGCCTGCCAACTGAGCGGGAATACGGTATACGGGTACTTGAAGTCTCTTAATAAGGGCGGGTTTGTATCGGTACAGAAGAAAGCAGGCATTGGCAGCCCGTGCAGATACCGGCTGGAGCGGGATACGGGTATGGATGCGCCCCGCTTGTCTGATGACGGTCAGCCGTTGAAATGCCCGGTAACGGAAGCCTTGTGGCGGACGATGCGGATTTTGAAAACCTTTGACTTAGACGGCCTGACGGCTCACGTCAATATGACGCACCCTGTCAGCCGCAGCATGGTCAGGGTTTATGCGCAACACCTTGAAAAGGCGGGGTATCTGAAAAACACGGGCAACGCGCGGAAAAAATCGTTTGTCCTTTTGAAGAATACGGGATCGAAAGCACCGCAGCTTCTGGCTGTCAGAGAGGTGTACGACCCGAATATAAACGAAATTGTATTAAGGGAGGTTCCTGATTATGAATGAAAAAGATTATATGAAAGAAGATTGGTACGCGGTTTTGAAGGAAGAGGTCGCGAAAGACGGACTGATGAAGACGGCGGCAAAACTCCGATACAGCGCGACAAGCATCAGTCTGATTTTGAACGGCAAATACAACGGCAAGCCTGACAAAGTGGCGGCGAAAGTGGCGGATGTGTTTCGCAAGGTGATGTGTCCGTTTGAAGGCCGACGGATGGAACGTGCCGAATGTATTGAGATTTCACTTGCCCCCGCTCCGACGCATAACCCTATCAAAATGCAGCACTGGCGGGCGTGTCAAAAGTGTGAAATTAAACCATGTGAGAAGCGTAAAAAGGTCGTCTGAAAACGTAATGCCTTGATACGGCTATATATTTTTTTACCCTATGATTTTAATAAGTTATTGTTTTTAAAGGAAAACGCAAAAATGAATGTTTTAAAGAACGTTGATTGGAAGATGTTTGTGGCGCGCTCTTTTTGGCGGTGGGTGCCGGTTGGTTTGACGGTGGGCGTGTGGTGTTTTGTGACGGGGATGGCGTTGCATTCCTGTACGCAAGAACCCGAACCGGTGGCGAAAGAGCCGACAAAGATCGAAAAGATGGAAAGACAGGCGGATTTGGAAGTTTTGAAAACGGAACATGCCTACGAGGCAATGAGTGTGGAGCAGAAGATGGAAGGAGTGGTTTATGAATAAGTTCAGACGGCCAAAACGGGGACTGAACCGAGTCAAGAAATTGGCTTTGAAACGGGCAGTCGAGGAAATCCGCGCCAAGTACGGCGAACGGGCGATTGTGAAGGGTTGGAAACCACAGGAGGTACAAAAATGATGGGAATTTGGATGATTTGGATGATTTTAGGGGCTGCGCTGGGCGCAGTGATCGGGATGTTTATCTACGCGGAAGGCATCTTGCTTGAAAACGAGCGTCTGCGCGGGATTTTGAGAGTGGAAGTTGCGGCGCGTGAGGTGTTGGAGGCATGGATGGACGCGGCATACATCAGCCGGAAAGGAGGCGGGAAATGTTAACCAAATTGAAACCCTGCCGAGTTTGCAAACAGATGAAGCCTGAATCGGCATTTGCTTGGACTTTGGACAAAAACGGGGTGCGGAAGCGAACCCAACGTTGCGCGAAATGTTGGGCGGAGTAGATGGAAAAAGAAGCCCGGTTGAATATGGAATGGCATCGCGAAAAGCGCGGGATGGTACTTGAGTTTGGACGACCTGCCGTCGCCCGCTCGGTTTGGGGCGATAGCTGGCCCACTGCTCCTGAGATTATGAATAGCCGTTACTGGACGGCAACAGATACGCGCAAAGCGGATGCCGAAT